GGCATGAGCTTTGTTTTTTTGATAGTAATTCCTAGAACTTTGAGAGTGCTTGTCTTTATTTATTTCTCTCCACTTTTTATTTGCAGCCGCATGCTTTTCTGGGTTTTTAAGCCTTTGTTTTCTTGATGCTTTTTTTATGGACTCATTGGCTCTCATCGCGGACTCCATGGTCACCCATATTTCTCCGCTTTTATTTTTGTTGCTATATTGCCAAAAAACTTTGCCATCGGCTCTCTTGTCCCATCTTTTATGCTTTCGTAAAAAAGGATTGACATTTTCTGTGAATTGAAATACTAATTGATTCGCTTCTTTCATGCTGACACATGCTTGAGGTTTCCGATCCTTCGAGGGGTTCGTTGGATCGGATTCACTATATCTAAAATCAAAGAAACAGTCAATAATTTTATGGGTAGTCCTATATCCTATGACCTGCAAGGCCAGCAAGGTGGTCGCGTTATCACATCAGCTAGTGGTGCCGTTACTGGCAATTTCCGCTGGATTCAAGTTGTCACCGACACGGTTCTTTCTGCGCTGACATCATCCAACATTACGAACGCTAGTGCGCTTCAGTCTATTACGATTCCTGCTGGGGTAGGTCTTGGTGGGCGATTTGAGGCAATTACGGTGACGAGTGGTGTTGTGATTGCGTATAGCATCTAATGAGTCAGTTTGCACAGAGTGGTAGTGCTATGGATGAAGCACAGTCCTCTGATGGGGACGGTGGATTCGTTGCTGTTAATCAGCGACTGCAGTTGAACCAACTAGAGGTTGGTGAAGTGCGTGAGTCGGTGAATGGACGGATGGATGGATTCTGGAAGCCTCGTCGTGGTATTATTGCTCGGACTACTTCTCTGACTAGCGGTGGCAGTCCATTACAACTGCCATTCTTTTTGATTGATTCTGCCAAGACGATCTCTGCGGCTAGTGTGACTAGCGGGGTGGTAACAATTACTGTTACTGGTCATGGATTGACTGGCACAGCATTGGCGCGGATTGCTGGCTTATCTGGCAATGTCGAGATGAATGGCGACTTTGTTTTGACGGTGACGGGAGTGGATACATTGACGTATCCTGTTGCTGGTTTGACTTCGATCACTGATCAGACGGGGACATTGTCTGGAACTCCAATTAACGATGATGCAAATGTCAATGTTCGGGCATCCTGTCTTTTCAGTGATCCTAATTCCTCCAATGCGGAGAAGGTAGTATTGGCGTTGAACTCCAAGGCTATTCTTGTGGATCTAGATGGATATTCGACTACCGATGTGGAATACCCTACTGGGCAGACATTGGCTAGTGACACAGAAATGATACAAGCGTTTGATCGAATCTTCTTGTTCCGTGATGGGGCTAGGGGATTTGAGTGGTTCCCTAATGGCCGTAGCATCGAGAGTGCTAGTCAGAGCGGGACTACCGTGACAATGCGTATTCAGGATCACGGGTTAAGCGTAGGGGATAGCGTGGTGGTTAGCGGGTTGACTGGTGGCACTCCTGCAAATGGGACGTTTGTGGTCGTGTCGATTACTGATAAAGATGTTTTTACTTACACATTTGGAACTTCTCAGACTCAGACTTTTGGAGTTTCGAGTGGATTGTTGCGTAGTGGGTTTACGTTGGTTCCTGCTGGCGTTTATGTTCAGCCACAAGTGTTCACAGTGGTTGGTAATGATGGCTCTTCGTCTGGCGGGGTTATTAGCCTGACTGTAAGTGGCAACACCACAATTGCTGCTGGCGATACAATTGTCGTATACGAGACAACAGTTCCGACATTTAGTGCGATTTCTGGAAAATCTTTCGAGGTGTTGAGCGCAACGACTACGAATATTTCGTTTATTGCTCCTGTGGGAGATTTGGCGAGTTTGGGTGGGGGGTTGCAAATTGAGATTGGCGGGAGATTCTCTGAAGGACTTGGGTTTATTCACCAACCCTCTCCCCCGTGGGGTGTTTATTTTCAGCGCAGATTGTGGGTTCCGTTTTATTATGATCCTGCTGGCACGTTTAGCTCCCCGACTTATGCAAGCCGTGGGATTACCGACGAGATTGCTGTTTCGGATATTCTTGATAGTCACACGTTTGACCAGATCGCCAATCAGTTTCGCATTACTGGTGGGACTGCTGACTACCTTGTAGCAATGCAAGGATTCTATGATGACAAGCTAGTTGTATTGAATCGCAATAGCTTGCACCTGATTAGCGGAACTACTGGCAGCTTGCAAGACACGCGGGTTACTGCGTTGACAAACGAGGTGGGGTGCTTGGCTCGCAGGAGCGTGGTGATGAAAGGCAATGCAATGTTTTTCCTGTCCGACGATGGCGTTTATGCTGTCGAGTTCTTGAATGACTACAACCTTCGTGGAGCAGATGAACCTATCTCTAAGAATATTCAGCCTTACATTGATCGAATCAATAAGAACCTTGCGGGAGAAGCTGTTGGGGTTTTGTTCAATAATAGGTATTACCTTGCGGTTGCATTGGACTCCATGCCTGGAGCTAATAACGCTACTGGAAACAACGCGATTCTTGTCTTCAACTTCCTGAATAAAGGGTGGGAATCCATTGATACCTTTGGGTCAAACGATTTTATTATTGAGAATCTAATTATCGGAAGCGCAGCCGAACGCAATAGCATCTATGCCGTAAGCTCTCTTGGGGGATTGCATGAGCTAGAAGCTGCGGAAACGTCCAATGACATTTTGGTGTCAGGGGATAGTGCTACGAGCTTCCCTATTAACTCGTCTCTCACTACCCGTGGATATGCTCTAGGCAACCTTGATCGTAAGAGATTTACTGATGGGCAGGTTACGATGCAATGCGTCGAAGGTGGTCTTGGAGAGTATTCCATTTCTTTTGCTGCAGAAGATCCTGACGATCTTCAGCCAATTGGAACAACAACAATGTTTTTGGGTGGCGAGGTATTAGGCACTGGCTCTCAAAACGAAGACGAGACAGGCAACATCCGTTTCCGTCTTGGTGGGATTCGTGGGTATCTTGGCACACTAACCTTGACACGCACCATTGGATCTCCTAAGATCACATCCATTAAGGTCACTGGTTCTGTGACAAATCGACAAATCATTTCCCAAAAATAATATGGCAGGAGTAGTAGATACAACTCACACATTTGCAAACAACGAGGTTATTACCAGCGCGTTGATGAATAACATTATCGACGAGACGTTGTTTACATCTGATGCGTTGGCAAATAGTACACTTTCTCTGACTGCGGGAAAAATGAAGGTGGCGACTTCTGGCATTACCTCAAACGAGCTTGCTGTTAACTCTGTTACCACAAATGCAATACTTGACGGGTCTATTACCGATGCCAAGATCAATATCTCTGCTGCTATCTCGTTGTCGAAGTTGGCAAGTGGTGCGCTACCAACTGGAATCACTATAGATTCCGCTAACTTAGTTAGCAATAGCGTTACAACTGTCAAGATTGCCAATGGAAATGTTACAGCAGAAAAGCTCAGTGGGGCGCAAACAGGAACTGCCCCAGTTTTCGGTGTTCGCGCATGGGCTAATTTCAATGCTCAAAGCAATACAGATGTAGCTGGCACATTTTCTCGTTCTGGAACGACTGTCACTGTAACGGTCACTGGTCACGGATTGATTGCTGGAAACTTGATTTTTATTGATTTTACAGCAGGAACTGGAACGGTTGCTCCTGATGGGCTTTACGTTGTAGCAAGTGTAACTGATGCAAATGTTTTTACCGTTACAAGTGCAGCATCTGCGACTGGCACTGGAACTGTTGCATTAAGAAGAAAAACAATTCGTGCAAGTGGCAACATTTCTTGCATCTCTGCTTCTCCAGAAAACCCTGTAATCCCGCCAACATCCTCTGCTTTTCAGGATGATGGCTTTTACATAGCTAACTTTTCAGTTGCTATGCCCGATTCTAACTTTGCAGTCTTTGGAAGTTGCAATGAAGGATTCGCTTTTGTTGCTGCTAATGGAAACGACATCCTGTCTGGTGCGCCATACAATGCCCAATGCGCAAGAGTATTGACAATTAGTGGCGCGGGGGCGGCAGTTGATTGTATTTTCAATAGCTTTTCTGTTGTTGGATGAACAAGCACTTAGAACTTTCACAAAAACTTTATGAATCTCACGACATCGACTTCCAAAGCCTACTCGGATGGCACTTATGCTACGGGATTGTCGTGTCAACGCCATCGGTTTTCGCTTTGTTCTACTATTCTCATAGTAATTCTCCTGAAACGCCTGTTTCAATTGAGGATTCGGACACACTTTACGCTACTATGTGTTGCGGAAATATGCGCGATGCACTGAAACTACTTAAAGACAGCTACACCTACCTTGCTTTTCGGCGTGATTTCAAAGGATCAAGCCGAAATCGCTTGCTAAACATGAAAAAATTCTACTCAAAACTCAAATAATATGGGAGCCATTACCTCAATGTTCAAATCGCCTCCAAAAGTGAAGGCACCTAAAATGGATATCGCCAAAGACATTCAAAGCTATGTCTCTGGCATGTCGGCTTCCTTGCCGCAAATGCTCCAACAAGAGCAACAGTTTCGTCCTCAGTTCCAAGGATTGAACTTGAATGATATCCAGTCGTTTCTTAGCGGCACACAAGGTCAACAAGGTCTATTTGGTCTAAGTCGCACAGCCGCTCAAGAAGCTGGCATGGGTCTTGGTCAAGCGCGTGAAGCAGAATTGCAGCAAATGACTGGTCAGACTGGTCTTGCGCGTGGATTGATGCAAGCGTTGTCACCTGAGCAAGCTCAAGTAATTCGAGGATTTAGCAACGAGGCAGACCGTGCAATGGCATCGTCTCAAATGGTGAGTCCAGAGGAGCGCAGGGCATACCAACAAACCGCCCGTGAAGCTGCTGCTGCTGCTGGTCGCCTTGGTGGAAATGCCGCGATTGCTTCGGAAGTAATGGGGCGTGAAGACTTGATGGCGCGGAAACGTGCGGAAGCAATGCAAGCGCAACAGAATGTGTTCAATGCCGCTCAAGGATTCTACACGCAACCAGGCTTGCAGTTACTAAGCTCCGCTCCGCTGTCTTTCCAGCAAGGGCAAAACTTTGTCCAGTCTGGTCTTGGAGCAATTGGCGCGGGAACTCCACAATTGTTTGACCCTGCCGTTGGATTGAACCTTGGTGCAGCACAACGATCGAATCAGTTGCAAGCAGCATCTGCTAACGCACAAGCGCAAGCTGCACAAGGTGCAGGTCTAATGAATGCGTTAGGGACAATTGGAGGTGCTGCAATAATAGCGTCTGATCGCCGTTTGAAAACAGACATTAAAAAAGTTGGTAAGACAGAATCAGGTCTTCCAATTTACACCTACAAATACAAAGGCGACAACAAAACGCAAATGGGTGTTATGGCGCAAGACGTTGAGAAGAAAAACCCTGAAGCTGTTTCGGAAGTCGGCGGCTACAAAGCGGTAAATTACAAGAAAATCAAATAATATGGCAGCTTACGGAAGAGGACAAACACTTGGGTCAGGCATCAATCCTGAATCCTTCAAGCAGGATTTTAGCGGATTTGCGCGAGCTGCTCAAATGCAAGCGCAGGGCATAGCAAATCTTGGTCAAAGCATTGGGCAAGCGACTGGCGATTATTTCAAGCAACAGAACGAGAAGAAGAAGGCAATCAAGCAAGCCAGCACACAGATTGAATCTGCGCTGAATTTGTTTCCCGACCTCAAATCGACGTTTGGTGATGTGCAGAACAGATTGCGTGATGACGACATTCCTCTAAGCGAACGTGCTGCGGAAGCTGAAACGATTGCGGGGCTTATCAATATGGGGGTTAGCAAGTTGCGCGATGATTCAACTACTTTGCAGAATCAACAAAAGTTGCAGCTGGACGCAGCATACAAAGGGCGGCAATTGAAAATCGCCCAACAAAAAGCTGATGCTGCAGCAGCTACTGCTCTTGCCGCTGGGCAAGCACCGCCTAAAACAGTTAGCATTGCAGTTGAAGGTGGCGATCAATTATTCCAATGGAGCCCAGATGTTAAGAAATTTGTTCCAGTTGAAGTTGGCGGGATGGAAGCTCCTCCTCAAGCAGCAATAGGCAATAACATTATTGACATTGTAAAAAGGTTTGAAGGATTCCGTCCTCAAGCATACAACGACTATGGTCAAACAAGTGTTGGGTATGGAACAAGAGGGCAAGCTGGCGAAGTGCTAAGTGAACAACAAGCAACTGAACGCCTTCAAAGTGAATTAGCTGGACACGCTAAACGAATCCAAGATGCTGCCGAGGCTAAAGGGGTGAGCTTGAATGAAAATCAATTCAACGCATTGACTTCTTTCGACTACAACACAGGCAAAGGCGCGGATTTGCTTCAACGATTTGGCGACAAGCCAGAGGAGTTGGCTGCTAAAATGCTTGAATACACCAAGGCTGGTGGCGAGGAACTTCCTGGACTAGTTAACCGCAGACGGATTGAAGCAGCTTTATTCTTGTCTCCTGATGCGCAAACTACCGCTGCCAAACCTCGCGTTGGGTTTAAGCCTGACAAACCAGAAAAAACGGGCAAAGTTGTAAGCCTTGATGAGTTAAAGCAACTTAGTGACGAAGGCATTAAATTCAATGCAACATCCAATCCTGATGGGTCATTCACGCTTACCGATATATCTCCAGCAAATGTTGCTGAGGATGCTCGCGCAAGAGATATTCGTTTAAATGCTGAGGCGTTTGATTTGTATTCTAAAGGCGACAGGAAAGGAGCGTTGAATATTTTGCGCACCTTAAAAGCAAGGGATATTTACGGAGACATTACCGATGAAACTCTTGACGATTACTTCAAGCAAATTGCATCGGAATCACCTGCTCCTGCCCCGACTGGAGTTGATCCTAGCAATCGCCCACCATTGTCTCCAATTGCTCCTAGACAATAAATTATGGATGAATTCACAAGAGAATATTTAGATAATGCCCGTAAAACAGGATATGCTGATGATGAGATCATAGCTCATATTACGCAAGGTCGTCCTGATATTCGCAGCGCATTAGAAAGCGGAACGTCTCTTGATCAAGTCGCCGATTACCTTACTGCTGAATCCGCGAAAAAGCAAGAAGCTCAGAAAGCGGAGGCAGAAAAAGATCCTAGCTTAGGTCAGGTAGGTGCTGGTCTTGCAGCGCAAATTGCTGCAGCAGAAGGCGCGAAATATTTAGGGGCAACTGCTGGTGCTGGATGGGGTGCTGCTGCTTCAGCTCCTACTTTGGGGGTAGCCTCTCCAATTACTGTTCCCGTTGGTTCTGCAATTGGCTACACAATTGGCGCATTGGGCGGAGGTTGGACAGGTTCTGTTCTTGCTCAAAAAATCGAAGGCAAAGAAAACATCGACTATGGTAGAGCCACAATCGACACTTTGTTAAATCTTATTCCTTTTGGCAGGGTGGCAACTGGCGAAAGCATTATTGCCAAAACAGGAGCAGCGTTAGCAAAGAGACCGATTGCTGCTGGGATGGCTATCGGGGCTGTAGCAACTCCTGCTTACATGGCGTCTGAAGAACTCCAAGGAAAGAAGGAATACACTTTGGAGGATTACCTTAAAGGCGCAGGAACAAGCGCAGCACTTGGGGCTGGTTTAGGCGTTGGCGAAAAAGCCATAACTACTGGCATCCGCAAGATTCGCAACAAAACTCCAGACGAGATCAACCAACTAATCGAAGCTGGTGATCCAACAACGATTGAGATGGTTGACACAATGACCGCAGGATTGACTCCTGAGCAGGTCAAAGCAACGCCGAAAGATGTTTCTGAATACATCCAGAACATGACTAAGGTGACGACTGCCAAAGTTGCTCCATCCAGAGTTGTTGGCTACGATGCTACTACTGCCGTCAATAAAGCAAAAAGCTCCGTTGAAGCTGTGCAAGGAACGGCAGCAAACATTGGTAAGCAAATCGACGATTACCTTGCAAAAAATCCTGAGCATAAAGATGGGGCAATAGCTTTTCTTGATGGCGAAGATCGACCAGACCTTCCTCCAGAATTGCTGGAGAAATTGGTTTATGGCAGGTCGAAGATTCGTAATGAGCAGCAAAGGATGTTGGACATGCATTACTCTGGAGAAAAAAGATTGCCAGAGGATCGCGCCGAAATGATCGAGGCGAGCTTGAATAAGGGCGATTACCTTACAAGGTCTTATGAGTTTTTCCAAAATCCAAACTACAAACCTTCCAAGGAAAAGCACGAAGCATTAAAGAGAAGTCTTGTAGAAAACGGAATGGATGAAGCTAGTGCCAATAAATACTTGGCAGAGCTACAAACAAAAATGAAAGGCAATCCAGAAGACTTTGCTCAGTTCATGCAAGGTCCTGGAACTCCTAAAGTTTTCAAGCAGAGAAAGGAAGTGTCGCAAGAACTTGAGGATTACCTTGGTTTGATTAAAGAGCCTGGGCAGCGCACAAAAGCAACCATCTCCATCCTCAACCGCATCAACGAATACAACCAAGCTGACGCAAGAATTGCCAAAGCGTTATTTGATTCTGGTGCCGCAGTCAAAGCTGCCGATGCTAGTGCGCAGGGACTCCTTCCGCTAAATCTTAAGCGTGGAACGGCGATGCTTGATGGCGAAGAACTGTATGTTGACCCTGCTGTGCAAACGGCTATCAATAAGTTGTATGCCACCAAGCTAGACGAAAAAGCTAATCTAGTAAGTGAGAGATTAATAAGTGATCTTTGGGACACCACGGTATCTGCTTGGAAATCTTCAAAAGTTCTTGGAAACATTTCTTCATACTTGATCCAGCTTCCGAACAATCTTTCGATTCTTATTGGTGCTGCAGCTAATCCAACATTAGGGCTTAGTGATGCGTTTAAAATGTCTCTAGGCAGTTTGGCTGGCACAAAGTTGGGTAGCTTGCCAGTAGTAAGAAAGTTTGCTAACAAGGCTTCTCCTATTTTAATGGAGGAATTTGAAGACCTTAAAAGAAGAGAAATCATAACTGGCAATGTATCGTTTGAAGACATAAAGGCTGGACTTGAAGGGAAGAGAGTTGGCAAAGCGTTCCAAAAAGTAACCGACATTCCAGGTAGGTTGTTTAGTATGCCTGACAATTTCTTCAGAGTTCTTAAATATAAAAACGAGCTTAACGAATGGAAGATGATTGCGCCTACTGCAACTGAATCCCAACTAAAAAACATTGCAGAGAGAATAACAAAAAAAACTTATCCAAACTACGACTCAATAAGCCCAGAGTTAAAAGCTTTGTCAAGGCGCGGGGTTTTGCCGCCATTTGTGACTTACACTCTTGAACTTGCAAGAAGCCAAATAGCTCAAGCTAAATCAATTAAAAAAATGATGGATGGGAGCATCATGTCGGAGCTTGGCGATGATCTTAAGGACATTCCCGTAAACAAGGACGCACTGAAAAAAGAGGGTGCGAAAAGACTTGCCGCTATGGTAGCTGCTTATACAGCAGCGACATACGGATTAAATGAATACAACAGAAGAACATTTACTGAAGAACAAGAAAAAGCTTATCGTAATACTGTCGCAAGAGATTACGAGCGCGACAAGCCGCTTCTTCTCTATAAAAAAGATGATGGATCAATTGGTTCTGTAAACATGTCTTACTACATCCCTCAAACAATCCTTGGTAACACAGTTATGGCTGCGTTAAGGGGAGAGGATGTGGATGAAAGTGTTGAAAACATTGCTAGGCTTTTTGGGTCTGAGCTTGTCGGAGAAGGTTCTTTTGCCCTTCAAGGCGTTAGCTCTTTTGTTTCTGGCAGAAATTTTGAAACTGGTCAAAAAATTTCTAATAAGCAAGACAGCTTGGGGCAATTGAAAGATCGAGCTAAAAATTTTGGCAAAGAATTTATTCCATTAACAATTACGGGAATACAAAGACCAGACAGGACGCGAGAAGAAAAAGCTCGCAGACTGCTTGGTATTCGTGAAGAGAAAACCAATGTCGCAGATGGATTTAGTTTTAACGCAAGACCTATCCACGAATCTATTGGCAATATCAAATCTGAAATGTCAAAAAATCAATATGCTTTGCAAGCTAAAAGAATAACTCCAGAGCAGTATCAACAGTCTATTGTTGATGAGCAAAAAAACTATGTTGATGCTATGCAAAAAATGGTGGAGCATGTCAAAAACCTCAAAACTCTTGGGGAGACTGACAACACAATCATCCCGA